ACCACTCATTGTGACACCTTGGCTACCTGTGGATGTCTTGACTAACAGTATACCTGCCTTAGTAGCGGAATCAATGCTCAATGCTGAAGTGCTGTTATCAAGTACGGTCCAAGTCTGTGCGGCATTTGAGAATATTCCACCAGCGTTCATGTAAAGAGCATAATTGTTTACGCCCGAATTGCTAGCTGATCCATATAATCCAATGTTTAGGCCGCCAGCATGTGTGTCATCAGCATAACCACGAACACCAATCGCCGACCCGGTATCAGCAGTATTGGTCACGCCACCGTCACCTAATATACCGCCACTGCGTTGAGCACCATTGGTGTTTCCACGACCATAAACTCCAATACCCCACTTAGTAGAATCAGATGCGTCAGCTACTGCTTCACCGACTATACCGAAGTTATAGGTATGAGTATGACCAGTTAATGCCTGCGTAGCAACGAGTGTAGTATTAGGCCAATTAGTAAATGCTGCCGCAGAGCCTACTAGTCCTGTAGTGAACGCACCTGTTTTACGTGTTGTAGCACCAATGCTCATGTTGTTGATCGTGCCAGCAGTATTTGGATTGATCGTTACTGTTCCTGTTAAAGCAGGACTCAATGATATTGTTTGGTCGTTAGCAGTGGCAGAAATGTTACCACGCATCGTAGTAGTCTGACCAACTGTGCCTAATGTTAATGTAGTAGCTCCAGCGATAGTCACACCGTTATCAGGAGCGATAGTCACAGATCCTGTACCTGTTGGGCTCAGTGTTACGTTGACATTGTTGCCTGTAGCAGTTACAGCCGCACTGGCTGTCAGCGTACCTGTAGCAGTTAGCGCATTGTTAACTGTTGTTGTACCTGTGCCAGCACCTATGCTGACTGTTGTAGCAGCACCAAACAAGTTACCAGTTAAAGCATTGGCATTGAATACTGAAGCTGTGCCTGTGCTAGTTGTAGCAACCGTAGGACTAGCACCGTTCATATTAAATGCTGTAGCATTAGCGGCAGTGATAGTTACTGGTCGTAGATTTAGCGTACCTGAAGTAGCGCCAATAGTAACTGAAGTAGCAGCGCCGAACAGGTTACCAGTTAGCGCATTGGTATTGAATACTGCCGCTGTGCCAGTGTCACTGGTAACGATGCTAGGACTAGCACCATTCATGTTTAGTGTAGTAGCATTGGCAGCGGTAATAGTAGCGTTACGTAAGTTTAGTGTACCAGATGTTGCGCCAATAGTTACTGAGGTCGCAGCGCCAAATAAGTTACCTGTCAATGCGTTGGTGTTGAATACCGAAGCTGTACCTGTGCTGCTAGTAGCAATAGTTGGACTAGCACCATTCATATTAAATGTTGTGGTATTGGTAAGTGTAATCGTTGGATTACCGATAGTCAACGAACCAGTCGATGCTCCTATACTAATCGAAGTCGCGGCGCCGAAGAGGTTGGCAGTGGTCGCATTGGCATTGAACACGTTAACAGTGCCACTTGTGGTTGTTATGCTAGGGCTAGCACCATTGATGTTTAATGATGTTGCGTTAGGTAAGTTTACTGTTTCGCTTCTCAAGTTCATAGTAGAAGCTGATGGCGCACCTATCGTTACCGTAGTCGCTGCGCCGAACAAGTTACCAGTTAACACATTTGTGTTGAATACAGAAGCTGTACCTGTACTGGTAGTAGCAACAGTTGGGCTAGCGCCATTTATGTTTAGTGTGGTAGCGTTAGGCGCAGTGATTGTAATGTTGTTTAGAGTCAGTGTACCTGTACCAGCACCCACAGACAACGCTGTGGCCGCACCAGCAAAGTTAACTGTAGCAGCAGTGCTATTGATCAAATTAAAAGTGGTTTGATCTGTAGTAATACCTTGTGATTTGATTCTAACGTTGCCTGTACCATTAGGATCGATAATAATATCGTCGTTGGAATTCAATCCTACTATTTCATTTTGGTATATGGACATACCAGTAGTATATACAGTGTCATAGAAATATGACGGGCCATAGACGTTAGTGCGACCGCCACTGCTGCCTAGATTTAATATTTGGTTAGTGGTATCAGACTTGATCATCGTCACACCAGTTACTGGTGTTGGATCAAAAGTCACTCTGATACGATAGTTTACACTTCCAGAGTTACCTGAGAATGAAATCGTTATGCGATAATTTACAGTACCGTTATATGCTTCTGAGTAAACATTAGAAATCTGATAGCTGTTAGTAGCAGAAGTACCGCTAGCAGAATCAAAAGTTCCCCATACTAATGTGCTAGGATCTTGTCTTTGTATGATAACACTACCTGCTGATAGACCTAGGTTGGTTTTATACACAGCGGTATAATCTAACATGCCTTGAGAAGTAGCACTGAAACTGATCGTTATGGTTTTAGAAGCTGCTGTGCTGACCGTTTCGTCGGGTGCTAGCTGTAGCGGATTGCCAACAGTACCTGTACCTGTTACGTTGTCACCTGAAGTGATCGAGATGCTGGTCAGGCCACCGTCGCTGCTCTTGATGCTGGCTACTGTGAGATTGTTTACGTATATTCCGTTAGAAGTTATGTTGCCGCGCTGTGTTACTGATTGTAAGTTATCTGTTTCAGTAACTCCAAAACTTTCAAACTTGACTTCTTGCGGGCCACCTCTTGTGATTGCGATACCACGAACAGGAGTCAATGTAACACTCTGGCTGAATCCTGTATTACTGTTTAGATTCAAATCAACAGTGCCTGTCGGCACAGACAATGCGTAAGCTGGAGCATCGATAGTAACTGATCCGGTGTCTTGATTGATGTTATTGATAACCAAATTGCCTCCAGACACTATGTTAATCGTGTCTCGAACACTCTTGGCTTCTAGCGTCGATCCTGTTACAGGCAATCCTGTACCAAAGAATCTAAACTTACGGAATACATCTAGGTATGCGGGTTCGTTTGGAAACTGGAAGGTTACTGCTAGAGAATGGGTAGAACCTGTACCAACGCTTAATAGATCTATAGCTGTTGTTGTTCTAGCGTTATCTTCTGTAGTAGCTAATTTAAATGTGTTTGAAGAAAGAAAGATGACATAGTATTTGTACCCATTGACTAGACCGCCAATGCTGGTGGCACCACCGCCTCCATTTGAGTACAGCACACCTTGATTTTGTAAGAACCCGTGCCCGGTAATTGTAATTACATCGGTAGTCGTATTGACCGCTAGCGTAGGGTTAAATGTATTAGAAACCGCCATTATCTCATCCTTTGACATAGTATTTATTGCTTTCATCAAAGGATAAATATTGGTACTATGGAACATATCAACATCGAACAAGTGGCTAACGATCTAGGAACTGTGCTAAAAGCACTGTCTGAAAATCAGCAATCTCAACAAAAACCTCTAGATATCGCAGAAATCATAAGGACTATTCCGTATGGTTCGCTTTCTGGAGATCAAATACTTGGTGGAAAAATCAAGAATTTTAGCAGTGTAGGAATAGAAGATTACGCTACAAGCACTGTACTAAAGATTTCAAATCAAGGTATAGAATCTCCTAGAGCTACGATTCCAGAACTAGCTGGAAATGTTACCATAGAAAATACTCTGATCGCTAAAGATGCCACTATCATCGGCGACCTAACAGTTTCAGGAACTCTACGAGCAAACGTAGAAGTCGATTACTTAAAATTAATCAAACAGATTCCTCAGAGATCTTTATCTGGAGACGTGATCAACGGCGGCGTAATACGTAACTTTGCCAGTACAGGTATCAAAGATTCTACCACAACAGCTACTAGACTGCTTGTTGAAGATGATGCTGTAACTGTTGACAACCTAAAAGTTTCAAAAGTATTAGGTAGCGTAGAAGTAGAAAATCAACTGACCGCTAAAGACATCAGAGTGACTGGTGTGCTTACCGCAGAAACTATCACAGTAACAGAACTCAAAGCAGATATACGTTTAGAGCGTTCAACACCGTTAGAATTTAAAGCCACTAAAGAAAGCCCTGTGATCGGAAAAGGCCTAATTTGGTCAGGTCTAGGATATCCAAAACAGTTCATACTCAAGAACGAAGACACGATCTTTAGCACAGAAAACATTGACCTAAATCAAGGTCGTTCTTATATGCTAGATGGCGTGCCTGTCCTTAGCTTACAAGAGCTAGGCCCCACAGTCAGCAAGAGTCAAATTAAAGAACTAGGCAATCTTAAAAAACTAACAGTGTTAGGTAACGTAAATGTAGACAATGTTTTGTTTTACAATACCGATTCTAACAAAGTCAGCATCGGTGTAGAAGAAGGACATGCTAAGTTTTCTATCGTAGAAAACAACATAGAAGTCCAAGTTGGAACTACAGCAACACAGGCATTCATTGGTACACATGGATCACAAGATTTAGCTATCGTTACAGATAATACAGATAGATTCATAGTCAAAGGCAACGGTGACCTAGTCGTTGGCAACAAGAACTCAATGCCCGTACAAGTTTCACTGTTTGGTAAACTAGCGATAGGTATCACCAATCCTGATCCTAGCGTAGCACTACATGTTAACGGTGCTGTTCGCATCAACAATCAACTACAGACTTCCGGAGACCAACCTCCTCAGTATGGCAACTTCAAACGAGGCGATATCGTTTGGAATTCAGAACCTGCTATGAATTCACCGATAGGTTGGGTTTGCCTAGCAGAAGGTACACCCGGAGTGTGGGCCAAGTTTGGTCTTATAGGGTAACATGCCTGTCCTAGCAATAGGAAACGGCGAAAGCCGATCTAGATTAGATCTCAATCAATTTTTAAAAACAAACATCAGCGTAGGCTGTAATGCTATCTCTAGAGACTATGCTGTTGATCATCTCATCTGCTGCGACCGACGCATGGTTAAGGAAGCATTGACTGTAGGCATTCCTGTAGACTCAATTTACACGAGACCAGAATGGGTGGGAGAATTCAAACATTCTTCATGGGTAAAAACTGTACCCGAATTGCCATACAAGGGAGATATCAGAGCAGACGAACCTTTCCAGTGGGGCAGTGGACCATACGCTATATTGTTGGCAGCACAACTATCAACAGATGAAGTATGGATGTTTGGCTTTGATCTATATGGCGACGGTAACCTAGTCAACAACGTCTACAAAGGCACAGAGAACTATGTCAAAGAATCTCATCATGCTATCGATCCCAGTTACTGGATACATCAAACAGCCAAAGTGTTCGAACACTATCCCAATATTAAATTTACTATTTTTAATGTAGATAGCTGGCAGTTGCCTCCGCAATGGCAGTTTGATAACGTTACGCTTAATTCTATCTGACCCCAAAATAAATATTAGCTCAGGGGCTAATCATGGGACCAATTACCGAAGAACTTTACAAACAGATCAAAGGCTGGCGAATCTATTCAGTTATCGCACCAGCAGTTTTCTCTGCGATGTCAGCACTTATGTACATTCATTTTGGCACACCCTGGTTGGACATATTCTATGTTGGTGTGATTATTCTCAGCGTAACTTGTATTTCTTGGTGGCATTGGAGCCTTTCGACAATGATGACCATGTTAGGTATCATGAAAGACACTGATGATCATTTTGAACAGGTCGTTAAACAACTAGAACAACTCCGTATTCAAAATGGCGGCAAGCCTCAACTAAAAATCGTCGACACGGTTGACAAAGATAAGTAAGACTGTATAATAACTATATTGCGGTCTTAGACGCTCATCCCGCATTATAAACTCTGCGTGTCATCTTAAAGGAAAAACAAGATGGCAAAATTTTACTCAACAAAAACATACGGCAATGACCGCGGATTATCCTGCTGTTTTAGACAGTGGCGTGCCACACACAGTCATTGCTCAACACTACATGGTTACTCAATTGGCATCAAATTAATTTTTGAATGCGATACACTAGATGACAAAAACTGGTGTATGGACTTTGGCGGACTCAAAGAATTCAAAGCGTGGGCTGATCATATGTTTGATCACACTTTGGTTATTGCTGAAGATGACCCTCACTTAGAAATATTCAAAATGCTAAACGAAGTAGGCGGCGGATTTAACGATAGTGGCTTATGCGATCTACGCATTGTTCCAGGTGTAGGCTGTGAAATGTTTGCCAAAATGTGCTACGACAAAATGGCTGAACTATTGGATTCGGGAGATATGCGATATCCAATTAATCCAACAGTAAGAGTTAAATCAGTAGAAGTGTTCGAACACGCTGGTAATTCTGCTACATACGAAGGCTAATGCTCAACGTCATCTGTTTAAAACACGGCATAAAGTACAGCTCAGATTATGTAAACAAGCTGTACAATATGATGGAGCGCCATTTGACGATCCCATATCGCTTTGTGTGTTTTACAGATGACCACGTAGGTATAGATCCGAGAGTAGAAATAAGGCTTCTTCCAGATGCTCGTTTCCAGGGCTGGTGGTGGAAGCCTTATGTGTTTAAAGATGATCATTTCATGAGAGGTGATACAAACTTCTTTATGGACCTAGACATGGTCATTGTCAAGAATATCAATCATCTTATCACATATCGACCAGGAGAATTCCTAGGACTTAGAGATCCTGGTAGAGTGTTTAGACAAGATTATCAAAAGCTAGGCAGTGCTGTAATGCGATGGCCCGCTGGAGAGTTTGGAAATATTTGGTCTGACTTTGATAGAGATCCCGCCGCTGTGGGAAGGTTACATGGTGATCAAGATTGGATATGGCAGTTACATCAGAACAGCATCAAGTTCTACCCGGACGAGTGGATACGCAGTTACAAATGGGAAATACGTAACAGGAGCGAACTAGCCGGGTACGGACGTAACAGTTATTTCTTAGAAGTTAGAAATCCAGAGATTCCTCATGATACCGCAGTGTTAGCCTTCCACGGAAATCCACCAGTACACGATGTTCAGGATCCTGTTATTTTAGAAAACTGGAGATGAGCTAGCAACAGGCTCTGCGGAATTCCTTCGCACATTTCTTCCTCAGTCCATTCATACCAACAGATATCATTTAGCCATTGTTCTCTATCAGGCTTGATAGGATTTTCTATATTGGCGAAATCAAAGTTTGCTACAGGACTAGCCCAACTGCTAGGATCAACAAATATAGGAACACCTTTTATCGCAGCTTCTATTCCTGGATTAGAATTTACTGTAATAACAGCATGAGCTGAATTTAATTCTTCTTCAAAGCTCTTGGTGTTATCTACGGTAATACCTTCGATAGTTGTAGGAAAATAGTATCTAGGATGATGTCTTAGTGTGATAGGCCTGTCGGTATGCTGGCGGACCTGTGTCACGATATTCTGCGCCCACTCTGCCATCTTAGGTTGTCCAGCCCATTGATGACTCATTTCGTGTTGCGAACATATCAATATATGTCCGTTGTTGTTTCTCCAAGGTGTTAGTTCTATACCTAACTTCTTTCTCCTAGCAGAATCTTTAGGACCTTGAACAAACTGGCTTCCTTGATTAATTCCGTTCACTCCAATCTTCCAAGTCTTATATCGTTCAAGTCCACCTACTTCAAGTACTATAACTGGCTTGTTCTGCGCTTGGTAATTAAAGAATACTTCTTTGTTGAAGCGCATACGACCGTGCCAAAGGACACTCCATATAACTGCGACATCACCTGTGCCGGTATTGTAAGTTATTTCTTGACGGAATTTTTTCAAACCTTTGGCAAACGATTCAAAGATTGGAGGACTGTTCTGGGCCCCAAAATTGGTATAGAGATCGAAAATCATACAAGTATATATTGACTTTTAGATCTAGTGAGTATATAATATGAGTATGATCAAAAAAATCGGTTTTGCATGTAAGTGGATTGATGGCCCTAGCCAAATTAACGGCATCAATCAGAAAGATAACTGTAAACAATACAACACAGGTAGTACCACTGTGGCTTGGCTAAATCGACAGAGTCGCGATGTAGCTGAGCAAAGATTGTGGGACTTGATGGTAGGTAACATCGAAGCGACTCGAAAACTTGTAGAACGAGTAGGAGAACTTGATGATAGCCTTCGGATGGTACGTATTAGCAGTGACGTCTTGCCTGTGTATACTGAGCGGACTTGGAGTTACTTTTGGCGTCGTAGCGATGTGGTTAGGTATTGCGAACAACACTTTTTGGAAGTGGGTAGAATTGCTAGGGATCGTAATGTACGTCTCAGTTTTCATCCTGGTCAGTTCTGCGTGTTGGCTAGCGATAATGATGATATTGTTGCCCGCAGCATAGAGGAGTTTGAATATCATGTTGACATGGCTCGCTGGATGGGATTTGGTAAAACGTTTCAAGACTTTAAGATCAACGTTCATATCGCGGGTAGACGAGGCCCCGATGGAATCCGTGCTGCGTTGGCTCGCATGACACCCGAAGCACGTAACACACTAACAATCGAAAACGACGAAATGACTTGGGGTATCGAGGATAGTCTTGAACTAGTTAACGACTGTGCCTTGGTATTAGACATTCATCATCATTGGGTAAATTCTGGAGAATATATTGAAGCAACTGACGACCGTGTTAAGAGGATTATTGATAGTTGGCGTGGTAATCGCCCTGTCATTCACTACTCTGTTTCTAGGGAAGATGTACTTGGAAGCCATCCCGGACACATCCGTCCCGATCTTCCGGCCCTCTTAGAGTCGGGCTACAAAAAACAAAAACTCAGAGCTCATTCTAACTTCTACTGGAACCAACCAGTAAACGAATGGGCACTGAGTTTCCGAGAGGATTTTGATATTATGTGCGAGAGCAAAGCTAAAAACTTAGCTTCGTTCGCACTATATCAACAAGCGTTAAGCCTGGGTCTTTGACTTTGGCTTGCGTGGCTTTCTAGGACCAGCTGGCTTCTTAGCTTGTTGTGGCTTTTTAGCTGCTGGTTTTTTTGGAGGAATAGACTTGATTACAGCTTCTGACGCTACAGGCGCAACACTAACAGGTGGTTCTACCTTGTATGGTGCTGGTTGCTCTACAGGCGCTGGTTGCTCTACAGGTCCAAATCCAAAAAACTTTTTGATCGCTTTTAACATAATAATCTCCTTAGGATGATATTTAGCGGTAAATATTTACATGAAGGATTTCAAAACATACATCAATCTGGTAGAAGCAGCAGATCATAAATTAAGGCAAGAACCTTTGCCCTACAAAAAGACTGAACTTGATCCAGTACTAAGTGAACAAACACTAGACTATCACTATGGCAAATTAGCCAAAGCCTACGTCGATCGTTACAATTCGGGCGAAGGCGACGCAGAATTCAACAAGGGCGGAGCAGTCTTACACAACATCTATTTCGCACAATTAAAGCCAGTTGGCGGTGCTAACCGTCCGTTTGGTGCTGCGGAAGAACTAATCGAAAGAAAATATAAGTCATACGACAGCTTCAAGGAAGAGTTCTTGAAGATAGCTATGACTATACAGGGTAGTGGTTGGATATTCATGGACCGCCAAGGCGAGATCAAGACTATCAAGAACCACAATATTACCGGAGACCCAACTCGTATCGCTCTGTTGGTCGACTGGTGGGAGCATGCCTGGGCTCTAGACTACCAAGCAGCCAAAGACAAGTACCTTAATAACTTTTGGCGTATCGTTGACTGGTCTATAGTAAATGACCGTTTACAAGGAGTATAACATGAAAAAATTAGCACTCGTACTAAGTATGCTAATGGCAACCCCAGCTTTCGCTGATGGTTGGCATCACCAACACGGTGGGTATTATCGTGGAGGTAATTATAACTGGGTAGCACCTTTGATTATCGGAGGAGCGGTAGGATACGCTCTGACACAACCAAGAACAGTTTATGTACAACCGCAACCACCGGTGGTATATCAATACCCGCCAGTAGGATATCATTATGAAACAATCCTAGATGCGGGCTGTAACTGTTACAGAAATGTTTTAGTACAAAATTAAGGAGAAATAAAATGATCGAATCAATTATCTTAATTCTAATCGGCGCTTTTATCGGTTGGCATTTTCCACAACCTTCTTGGGCAGTAGCACTAGAAGACAAAGTCAAAGGACTCTTTAAAAAGGGTGAATAATGGCTTACAGTGACAAAGTTCTAGACCATTACGAAAATCCTCGTAACGTAGGTAGCTTTGCCAAAGATGAACCTAATGTCGGCACAGGTATGGTGGGAGCACCTGCCTGTGGCGATGTTATGAAGTTACAAATAAAGGTAAATGATCTAGGAGTCATTGAAGATGCCAAATTCAAAACGTACGGATGCGGATCCGCAATCGCATCAAGCAGCCTCGTCACAGAGTGGCTCAAAGGGCGAACAATCGAACAAGCCACTGAGATCAGAAATTCTGATATCGCCCAAGAGCTTGCGCTGCCCCCCGTTAAAATCCACTGTTCAATACTTGCGGAAGATGCAATAAAGGCAGCAATACATGATTACCGTAACAGACAAAGCCAGTAAGAAAATAAAGCAGCAGCTTGAAAAGCGTGGAACTGGCGTAGGAATACGACTTGGTGTTAAGAACACCGGATGTTCGGGATATTCTTATGTCATGGAATACGTAGACAGATATGAAGCAGAACCAGGAGTCACTAACTATGGTCACCCTGATTTTGTATTATTAGTCGGCTTTAAAGACGAGCTGTATCTAGCAGGATTAGAAATAGACTGGGCTAGAGAAGGGCTTAATGAAGGATTCAAATTCACCAATCCAAACGAAGTTGCTCGTTGTGGGTGCGGTGAGAGTTTTAAAATATAGAACACCTACCTTAGGACGTTATCGTTACTTTGGGTGTGCCCGGCTGCTGGGCAGAGCGTTATGGGAGTCGTGCCCCGGAATGGCGCTCTAAGTGAGCTTTAATATTTGCTAACAGGTAACATACTGCTAGCAGGCATATCCCAGATAGTTTTTCTTTCTATGCCCTTGCGTTGGGCGAATCTCTTAGCATCACACTTAGAGCAGACATGAAAATAATTGTTGCTCAATCTCCTGTGATCGACTTTCTTTAATTCTCTTTCAAAGTTATCATCGCAGTTGTCGCAGCGGAACAGTGCCACTGTTTTGGCTCGCTTATAGACATGTTCGTGTCCTAGTTTACTAGTACGCACATGTTCTTCTATCCTTGTTTCTTTACGTAAAAACATAAAGTATTTACATTCGGCTTGTAGAATTTTGGGCTAAATATTTGGAGCGGTTCAGAATTCATCGGAGTTAATAATGGCAAGAAAAGATATCAATATCGGCATAGAAGGTAATGACGGTACAGGCGATAGTATTCGCGACAGTTTCCAGAAAGTCAATGAAAATTTTACAGAGCTATATGCTGTACTAGGACTAGAAGGTAAACTGTCTTTTATCGGATTATCCGATGTACTTAAGACAGCAAAAGCAGGCGGACGTCCAGCTGAGTATCTAACTTCTGATAATAACAAAATTCTAGTCGTAGACGGCACTAACGAACAGGTAGTCTTTAAACAACTAGTAGGCGATTCTACACTGGTTATTAACCAAACAGATGCTGGTGTTATTAGATTCAGTTCTTTGGCATCTGCTCTTATTAACGACTCTACCCCTACACTTGCCGCTAACTTAAATGCCAACTTTAAACGATTAACTAATCTATCTGAAGCACAGTTAGGAACGGATGCTGCCACAAAACAGTATGTAGACACAAAGATGTCTATAGCTGGCGTTGACGCCCGTGATCCTGTAACCAATTTAACTAGAGCTGACTGGGGCACTATGACAGGCCCATTAGTGCTTTCACGTAGCCCTATACAATCAGATGACGTGAACTACAACGGTTTAATTGCTGCTACTAAAGTATACGTTGATAACAAAACATTTACCAGCGCAGCGAATTTATACGTTACATCAAACGGCTCAGATAACCGAACAGATCTTCCACTTAACCAACGTGGTCGTTCTTGGTCAGCAGCCTATGGTAGTATTTCTTACGCAGCACAAGTAGCTGAACAGATTATTAAGAATGCTCCGTTAGAATTAGGTCCTTATAGAAAAACATTAACATACGACTATGGTACCAAGTTTTGTACCGTAGACTCATTTATACAATCTCCATTGTCTGGTGCCGGTGCTACTGGTTCTGCTAGATTAGGAGCATATTCGATCTCTATCACTGTCGCAGGCGTTGGATACGAAATTAACGATGTGTTAAGCTTCTCAGGCGGTAACCCTACTGTACCAACACAGTTACGAGTAGTCAGCAAAGATGCCACTGGCGGCATTACTGGGCTTGAAATCCTAGAGCCAGGTGTATACATATCATTACCTGATAGTATCAATAATATTACCTTAGTAGGTGGTACTGGTAACGGTGCTGCTAGAGTCTCAGCAACTTTTAAAGTAACACAGCTAATAGTAACAGCCGCTGGTACTAACTATGGATCAGCATCTGTTATATTCAGCGGCGGTGGCGGTGGTAGTGGAGCTGAAGCTAAAGTAGTCGTAGTAGCTGGTCAAGTTAAAGAGCTAGACATAGTTACAGGCGGAGCAGGCTACACTGCTATTCCTACCATCAACATCTATCTACCAAGACTGAGATTGGTAACAGAAAACTTCGGTACGGATGCTGACAACGACTTAGCCGATGGACAACTACTACGTGGATTGACTTCTGGAGCAGTGGCTAGAATCATTAGCTTTACTACATCCAGAGATTCTAACGGTAGAGAATTATTTGATATTGAAACACTTACTGGAAACTTCGCTATAGGTGAAAGAGTAGAGTATGGACAAGAAACCAAAAACGCACAGGTTACTATTGAAGTAGAGTCAGGTATCTACTACGAACACTTTCCAATCAAGCTAGCTGCCAACGTATCTATCAAAGGTACAGAATTTAGACGTGTACAGATTAGACCAAAACCAGGTGTCAGCCAAAGTCCATGGTCTAGAATATTTTTCCGCAGAGATCCTTTGTTTGACAGTCTGCGTTTAACAACTACAGAATATGGATATCATTATCTAACTGATCCTTTAGATTACGCCAGCACACCAAAAGACAACAGAGAAATGGATGTGTTCTTGGCAAACGATGCTGTAGTTGTAAGAAACTGTAGCGTACAAGGGCATGGTGGATTCATGATGGTGCTTGATCCAGAAGGTCAAGTGTCTGCTAAATCGCCATACATGCAGGTTGGCTCAAGCTTCTCAGGAAGCAATAACTCTAAACGTTTCGCAGGTGGTCAATTCGTCGACGGCTTTGTTTCTAACATGACTGGTGTACTGTTAGACAAGACAGATGACGGCACACAGATTACAATCGGTGGCCTATACAGACAACCTCAATTGCCTGTATCATTTAACTATGGCAGTAACTTGTATAGAGTTACGCTAGCCACAAAAACTGAAGTAGGCAGCTTTAGTGCTAAAACACTTCTAGCAGCCAATAGAACTTTTATCCAGACAGAAACTGTAGCATGGATCCAACACACATACGGTAACTCATTTGTGTTCAACTCTGATACATGTTATAGAGACATGGGCCTGATTGTTGATGCTGTTATCGAAGATATCTTGTATGGTGGATATAGAAACAGTTCACAGGCTGGACGTAGATACTTCTCCGGCGGGTCAACATTAGTTTCAGGTCAAGTAACGCAAACAGCCGCAGCTATCCGTCAAGCTAAATTAATGGCGATCGCTGTAGTAAATCAAACTCCGTTGTATTCGCCTACATATGGCACAGCAGCTCAAACTACTATTCCTTCCATCACAGATGGTGGGGCAGCAGCAGCGGCTGTAGGAAAATGTTTTGATATCATAGCCAATATTGTAGAAGATGGTGCTAACATCTACAAGGGCAAGGCACTGATAGCAGCTAATAAAGAAATGCTACAGGTAGAAGCTCTAAGATATATCAGCACTTTCTACCCAGATGTAGCAGCTACATATAAATCAGATTATTGTAAGCGTGATGTAGGATTAGTGATCGATGCCATATCAATCGATATGTTCGGTGACTATAACGAAACATTACGAGCAGCATACTTCTATTTTAAACAAGGGTTGTCAGTACAACCAGCTGGAGAATTAACAGCTACATTAGATACCTATGTACAATTAGGTACATGGATTAAAAACATATTACAAGGTATTGCTCCTGTATCACCTTTAAGATCAACACAGACATTTGATCCGTCGGCTGCTCTTAGCATAGCAGCAGACAGCTTGACTATAAACAATCATCCATTTACCAATGGATCTAAAGTTATCTATAGCAACGGAGGTGGAACATCAATTACTACCGACGGCGGTACATTGTCGACTTCATTGCCATATTATGTCTATGTTTTAGACAGCAATAATATTCAACTGTTTGAGTCATTTGATCTTGTTATCGCAAAAGAAAAAGGAATCGCTACAGGCATAGCTGTAAACTTAACTGGTCCAGGTACCGGCAGCACACATACTCTAGCGTTCTATCAAACTGTTAATAACACTCTAACCAAAGCACAACTACAAGCAGCGCAGGTGTTAACAGACGATGCTAACACAGTAATTGGTACTATTGATAACGCTTTCAGTTATTTCAATTCAATTATCAGCGGCGGTGACAGCAGCACAGTTCCAGATATCTATCCGCAATATAAGTGCGTGTTGGATACTCCATACACTGGCATGGTCGGTGGCAAGCTGATCCTAAGTACACCTGGTAACAAGTCTATGTTGAACAATGACTTTACACAGGTTAACGATCTAGGATACGGCATTGTAGCAACCAACAACGGATTAATTGAATCTGTTAGCTTGTTCACATATTACTGCTACACTGCGTTCTTTGCCAACAACGGTGGACAGATCCGTGCGCTAAACGGTTCATGCTGTAACGGTGTCTATGCTCTACGAGCTGAGGGTGCTGACCCTAATGAAGTTCCAGACTCAGTTACCAACAAGTTCCCATTAGTACAAACAGCCACTGTCTATCAAAATGATGGGCTAGCATTAACTAACCCAACTGGATCTTTGACACTGTATGTTACAGGATATTCATATACTCCGAGACAAGGTTGCGTTGTTGATATTGATCACACCGGCGATGCTGGCGGCACAATCAAGATTGGATCTAAATCATACACTATCACCAGTGTTAATACCAGTGGTCTTCCTGATGGCGTTGCTGCTCTGAGCCTGTCAGTAGCATCAGCAAATTCTACAGGACTTGCTAATACCGTTACAAACGGAAAGCCTGTTGTAATCAGACAGAACGGAGAATTAGTAATTGGCGGCAAGCAAAATATTGTTGCCACAAGACCTAGTACAGCTCTTGTGTTCGATGAATCAACTACTAGTGTTATCAGAGTTACAGCGTTTAACCCATATAGCGATGTCGGGGCTGTTGCTCAAGACGTGGTCGTAACAACCAGAGACGGCTTCTCGTATGTGTCACTGGCTGTTAAGAAAACTGATGCTAACTTCGCATTACCTATCGGACACAGCACAGCTGGTGACGATCGCATAGCTATACAACCTCTACAAGCAATAGATGCTGCTCGAGTTGTTTATCAGATTAATGGTACTACAATCTATCCTAGCACTAGCGGAACTGGTGGTATGATTTTTGGTTACCAAGATAGTATCTACGAAGTAAGTTCTTACACAACATATAACAGTGGGCTAGCTAACGAATACGCCAGCTTAAAGATCAAGAACTTGACAAACCCAACAGTAGCTACAGCTAGAGGTACTGTTAGTGCGATTACCAAAGCAAGTCCTTGCGTAGTAACATTGTCAGCTGCTCCTAATCTGTACAACGGTAGACAGGTCAAGTTTACTGGTATAGGCGGAATGACTCAGCTGAACTTCAGCACATCAAACTATTACTATGTAAAAGCTGTTACTGTGTCAAACACAGTGTCATCAACTTCAACGACTGGCAATATTGTTAATACCAGCGATACTTCACAGTATCAAGTTGGCCGTGCTATTACCTATGCTACAACTGTTGGTAATATCAAGACAGGTACAACATACTATGTGTTACAGGTTATTACAGGTAGCACATACCAGATCAGTTCTATACGTCTACATGCTACAGCTACAACTGTATCATCAGATCCAACAAGACCTAATCAAATCACATTAGATGCCACAACTGGATTGAGTCTTAACCAAGCTATCGTGTTCTACGGAACAACATTCGGTAACTTAGTCTCTGGAACCACATACTATGTGCTAGCTATTGTTGACTCAACTCATATCACTGTAACAGCTACATCAGGTGGAACTACTGCTGTAAACTTAACAACTGCTACTGGTGACGTATATGGCGGTTCTGTATTCCAACAAGCTAATGCTACAGTTTCATCAGTATCAACATATACTGCGTTAACTAAATTTGAATTGTATTCAGATGCTGCGTTAACCACTCCAGTTAATAGCTCAAGCTATACAACTTTCACATCAGGTGGTACATTAAGCACCATCGGTGGGTTAAGTTACAATCTAAATGCTACCAACACAAACATGAGCGTGTACGGTGGTATCAGAGGAAATGCTGCGGGTAACGTTACTGTTAACATCTCTACAATGAGAGCTAACGGACACGACTTCTTGAATATTGGTACAGGTTCATATGCGGATACAAACTATCCAAGCGACATTTATGGACCTCCAGTCAACTCTCCAGATAGTGCTAAAGAAGTTAGAGAGTTTAACAAAGGTCGTGTATTCTACGTTTCCACTGACCAAAGCGGTAACTTTAAAGTCGGTGACTACTTTGGCGTTGACCAAGGCACAGGTAACTTAAAGATCCAAGCCAAGATCAACTTGAGTGGTATTGATACACTACGTTTGAGATCAGGTGTTGAAATCTATGAATTCTCAAACGATACCACAATGGGCGGAAGCGGTGCTGCTAATACACAATCAGTGCCTACACAGAATGCTGTCCGCTCATATATCGACAGCAGACTAGGCCTTTCAAACGCAGGTACTATAGTTACTTCAGGACTAGTTGGTCCTGGTTATGTGGCTAGAGATGGTTCATTAAGTATGACTGGTTCGCTGGATGTAAACAGCCACCAGATTAAAAATCTTCTAGTACCGACTATCGGTTCTAGTGGTGCTAATGACGCTGTGCCACGTAACTATATCACAATGTCACATCTTGAAGATGGTCCATCTATCTGGGCACCAAGTTCTACAACATATGTGAAAACTGTAACAGTTACCAGCGGTAATAACTTCACTGTTAACAATACTACCGGCATCGCATTGTATATGCCTGTAGTGTTCTCTGGTACAACATTCGGTGGTGTATCATCTGGCACAATTTATTATGTTGCTTCTATTGGTGCTAACACAATCACTATCAGCACAAGCTCAAGCGGTACACCTGTGTACACACCTACAGCAGCTACTGGATCAATGACTGCCACTATCGGTGGAGCACAGTTTGGTGTTAAAGACGCAGACATATTGGCGTTTACTGGTACCAATGCTAACTTCACAAATACCACCTTAGGTGGTGCTATCACATTAGCTCGCAGTGGAACTTCGCTGACTGCTACACTAACCAGTAACTTGATCGTTGACTCTAACGTCAATTACAGCGCAGGCATTGGCCAATACAAACTGTCATTAAACACTCTAAAGGCAAAAAGCACAGATGGTGTTTCAATCACAAACTATGCTAACCAGTTAACTAGTGCGCCACGTGTAACATTAACTGCTAATGGTCACGGTCTAAGCGAAGGTGAAGCTATCGTTATCTCAGGAGAGACTGGCATTACTTCGTTGAATGGTCAATGGAAAGCATACAACGTAACTACTAATACATTTGACATTGCGCTGGCTGTACCATCTGGTACATTGAACAGTGGTAAGGTTAGAGCATTTGGTCTGCTATCAAGCGCAGACTCAAGCATATTCACTGTCAGTGGTACAGGTCAATTGAGCCTTGTTAACAGTTCATCAACTTCAACAGGTCTACAATTTAGTAAGATAGCATACATAGACCCAGCAGTATATGACGCCACTGACAACGCTTCCTTAGCTGGAACTTCGACAAAAGTGCTAGCCAGAAGAGGCACACCCGCAACTGGTTCATCAGGAGCAGGCGCAGTTGTACCGATCGACGTTAGAACCATAGTTGAAGATGGCGATGGGTTAAGTCGTGCTGAAGTACCTCTTGTAGGTGCTGTGGTAAGAACGGCTGTAGGTACTGGAAGTGGCAAGTTTACCACAGTAGCTTATGCTTCGGCTAACACTGTATCAAATATCGTACAGCGTGACGGTACTGGAGCATTCTCCGCAGGCGCTGTTAACTTAACATCATTAACAGTAACCGCAGCAACTGGTACTAATGCCACAACTGGCGAAATAACACTAACAGGCGGCGGTGCTATCACAGCATCCGGTTCGATCGGTATCAAGATGACCGCAAATAGCACTACTGCTACCGTGCTGTCTAGAATACTTGATAACGCAGGTGCTAGTGCTTACTACACATTGATCAGAGACGGTCAAGGTAATCCTTCTATTAGAATTAACACAGGTACCACAACAGGTTACCAATACAATGCTTACTATGCTACAACACATAACTTCTATGATGCCAGCGGCGGAGCAGGTACTGTTAACGTAGGAAATGGTGGTTATCTATCAGCAGGTGCTTCAACTAACACAGCCCAGATCGTAGGTAACTGGCAAATTGGTTCAGGTTCAAGATTACAGGCAACATGGGCCGACTTGGCAGAATACTACACCAGCGACAAGGAATATGCTCCAGGTACTGTGGTTGAGTTTGGAGGCGATGCTGAAGTAAGACAGTCAAGCAAACAGGCCACTACTAGAGTAGCAGGTGTTGTATCAACTGAACCTGCGTACACAATGAACGCAGAGTGCCCAGGTACTAGAGTTTGTGTAGCCCTACAAGGTCGTGTGCCTTGTAAGGTAGTAGGTAAGATACAAAAAGGTGATCTAATGATTTCCAGTCAGATTCCAGGTGTTGCTATATCAGCAGGCGAAGTAGCAAGCCCAGGAACGATTATTGGTAAGGCTTTAGAAACATACGATTCAGACAGAATCGGAACTATTGAAATCGCAGTGGGAAGATTATAATATGGCAAAGAAAACTATTAGCAGTGGCAAGCCGCAGATCAAGTTCAGCACGTTTGATCAAGCAGTACAAGATATCAACAGTAACTTTTCAGAAGTATATGCTGCGCTAGGTGGATCATTAGCTAGTGCCATTAACATCGGTACGACCAGCGTACCATTTAACAGGGCTAGCGGAGCACTAAGTTTAGCTGGTGTTAGCATAGATGGTAACGCTGGAACTGTTACCAACGGCGTGGTTACTACTGGATCATATTCCAATCCAAGTTGGATCACCAGTATAGCAGGCTCCAAGTTAACTGGAACGGTAACAGCTACCAACGGAGTGGTCACCACAGACCGTTGGAGTAATCCGGATTTCATACAGACCCTAGATGGTTCTAAAGTAACCAACGCTGTGTTAACCACAGGCACATATGCCAACCCAAGTTGGATAACAACTTTATCTGCTAGCAAGATATTCGGTACTGTTTCCAGTGCTGCTGCTGTTCTCAACGGTGTTTACACCACAGATACTGGCACAGTGACCAACACCATGTTAGCTGGTGGTATCGCTAACAGTAAGTTAACAAACTCAAGCATAACGATTGGTAGCACTACAATATCATTAGGTAATAGCACTACCGGTATATCTGGGCTGACTTCACTGGCTGCTACAAACATCACAGGTGACTTAGTCGGTGACATCTATACCACCAACGGACAGAGAGTCTTAGACAATGGTTCTAACTATGCCGACCCTGCTTTCTTTGGTGACATCTATGCCGGCGATGGCACTACCAAAATACTGAGCAATGGTACTAACGGTACTGATGCCACATTCACTGGTACCTTACAAACTGGCGCACAACCAAACATTACCAGCGTGGGTACGCTGTCGGCATTGACTGTTACAGCTACGATCACAGGCAGTGTCAGCGGCAACGCCGGCACAGTTACCAACGGACTTTACACATCTAGTTCTTACTATTTAGGAACTACTAGCATAGCTTTCAATAGATCCAGCGGTAACCAATCACTGACTGGTGTCAGCATCGACGGATCAGCAGGCAGTGTGAGTGCTAGCAACTTATCATCTGGAACTATTCCTTCCAGCGTGTTAGGTAACTCCACAGTCTATATAGGCACAACAGGTATCGCATTAAACAGATCCACTGGTTCGTTATCACTAGCAGGTGTCAGCATTGACGGAAGTGCTGGTAAGTCTACGAACTTGATCGGTGGTAATGCTACCACATTGCTCGGCTCAATTCCTTATCAAAGCGCAACAGATACAACTACCTTACTAGGTCCAAACACTACAACAACACAAAAATTCCTAGCACAGACAGGTAACGGCACGAACGGTGCTGCTCCGGGCTGGGTGACTGTAGACGCAGGTGGTCTATCAGGAGCCACTCTAAACTCAGGTGTGACTGCGTCTAGCTTGACATCTGTAGGTACACTAACCAGCTTGACAACTGGTGGATTGAAATTTACAGGTCTACAGACAGTAGCACCTAACTATATTGCTGTAAGCACAACCAGCACACAGACCCTAAGCACTACTACATCGTTTAACATAATCATAGCATCTAATACTGGATTTACTGTGACCTTAAACATGCCAACTAGCCCAGCAGATGGACAATATTGCCGCTTTGCTGTACACGGAAATACCGTTACTCTAGCAGCAGGAACTGGTACTATTTCAGGTCCGTATACAGGATCTTCTGTAGTAGGTACAGCATATACCTACGTTTACAGAAACAGCACTACAACATGGTACAGAGTCTAATATGGTAAATATTGAGTATAGGATCAAGATATGAGCGTAACAAGCATCAATATAGGTAATTTTGTCAACGACGGGCTCGGCGATGATCTACGCACGGCCTTCCAAAAAGTCAATGACAACTTTAGATCTTTATCAAACGAGATCGCCGTAGTAGGACAAAACATCGGTACCGGTGCTCATATCTTTAAACAAAAAACCAATTATAAGTTAGAGCTAAGAACCATAAGTGGTAGCTCTAACGTAACAGTAACTGAAAACGCTGACGATATCGTTATCAGCTCACCATTACAGAACAATATCACTAGGATTGTAACAGACAACGGAAACATTGATGTTATAAATCCCAGCACAGCTATTACCTTCCAATCAGGAAATAACATGGCCATTACTAAAAATGGCAACACTGTAAGGTTCGATGCTGCGTTAATTTCAACACAATTAGAAAGTGACTTAGATCTTAACGGATATACCATAAATGGTCAAGGTAACATCAATCTAAACAACTACCTGCCTACAATATTAGGAACTGGCGTCATGTCAGCACCAACAGCATTGTTTGGTACATTGAACGGTGTAGTAGCAGATGATCTTGTGTCAGGAGTGTTTGATTACAACTTTGGTCCTGTTAGAATAGCAAATGGTTTCAAAACAATAACAGAATTTTTATTTTCACAGCTCGAATGGGAGTTTGGCAGCGTTACAAGTCCTGCCGATACCGAACTTGACCTTGGATCAATAATATAACGGAGAAATTAGATGGCCCTAAAGATTAGAAGAGGATTAGCATCAGAGTTAGGTAGCGTTGTACCTAGCGAAGGTGAATTAATTTATACAACAGACACTAAGGCATTGTATGTCGGTGATGGTACTACCACTGGTGGTAAATTCCTAGCAGCAGGTAACAGCATAATTGCTAACCTGGACCTAAACGGTCATGACATCACTGGTACTGGTAATATCAATATCACCGGTAACATCCATGCTACTGGTAACATCACATTTGATGCTGGTAGTGGTGGCAACATCACGTTAGGTGATGCTAACACTGACAATGTGGTGTTTAACGCAGATGTCAATTCAAATATTATTCCTAACACCAATAACGCATATAGCTTAGGTAGCACAGGTCAGCGTTGGCAAAACGTTTGGGCCAACGTAATCAACGCAACGACTGTTAATGCTAACCTAGTTGGTAACATGAAAGGTGATTTGAATGGTTCTGTATATGCCGACGACAGCACTAGAATTATTGATGGAACATCAGGAAAGATCTACGGAACACTGAACGGGTCGTTAGTTGGTAACGTTACTGGTAACGTAACTGGTAACTTAACAGGTAATGTGACAGGTAACGTGACTGGTAACGTGACTGGTAACGTATCAGGTAACTTGTCTGGTTTAGTTAAGTCAACTACAGGCGTAACTATCTTAAATAATACACAAGGTTCAGTTAACATTCAAGCTGATCACATTGCATCGGATCTATACGGTTCTGTGTTTCCTAACAATTCAGGACTAGGCGGTAATGCGCTTGTAGATGGTAACGATGCGTCTGTTAACCTTAACTTCACTATCAAGAACGATGTTATACCTTTTGTAGACGGTCTTTACAATTTAGGTCAGATCGCTACAAACAAATTTAATAGATTGTATCTAACAGACAAGGTCAACCTAGGTATTGAAAAAGATATCGGAACTATTAGACAATATGGTCTAGATATCCGTATGGACGAAACACTAAATCACATCGTGGTTAAGAATGGTGTTTATAACGCATTGCCTATAACAACAACATTGAACGGTGCTATCCCAGCAGGATCTAGAACTACATTTACTGTTACCAACACAACAGGATTAGTAAACGGTGCTAGAGTATCTCTACCAGGTGTCAGTGAAAGAACCGTATCAAATATCAATACAGGTACAGGTGTTATCACTGTAAGCGAAACTTTCGCTATCAGCACAGGACACGGACTCAATGGAGATTCTGTAACGTTCTACAATCCAGGACAGCCAACACTTACTGCTGTTCCTTCTGTTCCTAGCACAAGTAAAGGGCAGAGAGGAGACATAGCAGGTATGGTTGCTATCAGCAATACATATGCGTATTTCTGTAAAGGCAGTTGGGATGGAACTACTGATATCTGGGTTAGAATTGCTATCCAAGCTGCTACATTCTAAGGATTATGAATGGCCATCACATGGAACACGCCAGCTGGGTCACTAGGGACCGTAAGCGAGAGGATTAAGCAGGATATACAATTATCAGCTACATCTTCAGCCGGGTCAGTGAGTTTTGAATTACAGTCCGGTATGTTGCCAAAAGGGCTGAGAATACAAGATGGCCATATCTTAGGTACACCATTAGAAGTTTCTCAGTCAACTACTACTAGATTTGTTATTAGAGCCAGCGATGGCCACGATAAGAAAGACAGAACGTTTGCGTTAACAGTTGAAGGTGCCAATAATCCATTTTGGGGAACTCCTGAAGGGCTTTTACCAGTTGGTCCTAATTTCACATACTTTGTGTTAGACAACGATAAGGTAGATTTCCAATTAGTAGCATTAGATGCGGATATTCCCGCTGGCGATAAGATAGAATATTATATTCCCTACAACGGTGGAGAACTACCACCAGGTCTGAGCCTTTCAAAGAACGGTAGAATATCAGGATTTACCAAACCCATATTTGCCTTAGATAATAAAATATACACAGGCAACTATGACAAAAATCTATACGACTCTGAACCATATGACCTAGGTGTACAACCTATCAACGGTTTTGACAGTTTTAAATTTGATCAAGTAGGTTTCGATTATTCCGACGTAGCAAATTTTCCTAGAAAACTAACTAGGTTCTATCAGTTCAGTGTAGTAGCATCAGACGGCTTACACGAAGATCGCCGAACATTTAAAATTTACGTTGTCAGTGAAGACTTTCTAAGATCAGATAACACGATCATGCAAGTCGGCACAGGTATCTTCCGTGCGGATAACACATTCGTTAGAGCTCCTATATGGACTACAGAACCCAATCTCGGCACACGCAGAGCCAACAACTATGTTACTCTTTACCTAGATGTATTCCAACCAGACAGTTGGCCAGGTATCATAACATTCAGACTGAACGAAATCAATCCTGTTAGCAGAGCTAGATCTGTTGGGTTAACCAGAGATACTGAAACATCCATCACTGTTAAAATGCTGCCTAACGATAAAGGTATAGTTCCAGTACCAAACAAAACACTACTAATGTCTGTATATGATGTGTCTACGTTTACAGACAGCACACTAGGTACCTACACTATTACCAATATAGATAAAGTTGGTACTAACACTTATAAGTTAGATGTATTTCCTTCTATCAATGGAAGGATCAAAGGTAATTCAGAGATACTGTTTGGCACCACTAGCAAAATACCTCCAGGCCTAAGTCTAGATACTATCACAGGTGAGCTAACTGGAGTCGTTCCGTATCAACCAAGGATTACTGAAAATTACGAATTCACTATCATTGCTACCACTACGTATCCAGCAGGGCAGCAGGCATCGACTCCAAGAACATTTAAAATCAGCACGATTGGTGAAATTGAAAGCGGCATCGAGTGGATCTCGGATGCTAACCTTGGAACCATATCACCTAACAAAAACAGCCGCTTGTCTATCAAAGCAAAATCTTTATTAAGAGGCGGTCAGGTCATTTTTGAAATAGTCAAAGGCAGATTGCCTTCAGGACTGACATTATTATCTACTGGTGAAATCATCGGTAAAGTAAATCAGATCGGCGATGCTGCTACTCCTGGCGTGACTAGATTCTACGATATAATAGCTGGCAGCAGATTCTACGGACTAACATACGACAGCGGATTAACTGGCTACGACAGAGATCAAACTTTTGTAGTAGCGGCAAAAGACATCTACAATTATACAGAATCTACAAAAACATTTAAAATAACAGTCAGCGGTGTTGCTGACATCATATTCAGTAACCTTTCTTTTAGAGTGTTACAGAAAAAAGAAAAAAGAAACAAATGGTACGACTTCATTTCAAACATTGATATATTTCCGCCAGAGAAGATTTATAGATACGGCGATCCAGCGTTTGGAATGCAGGACAGTTTAACTATGTTGATGTTCGCAGGTATACAGAGTTCAAATATAAATGTTTTTGTCGAAGCCCTTAGCAGAAGTCATTATCATAAACGTTTAAAGTTTGGTAATCTAAAGAAAGCGATCGCCAAAGATGAAACAACACAAGAAGTCGTCTACGAAGTAGTTTATGTAGAGATCGTTGATAGCTTGATTAAAAATAACAAGAGCATATCTGCTAGGATTGAATTAGACAATAGATTAAACAAACCTGTGTTAGTTGATCAGGATCATGTTAGTGCTGACTCAAATAATTTCTTAGCCAGTGATAGAGATCTACAAACTATTTGGCCAAACAGCATTAAGAATATGCGTAAGAGAATCAAAGCAACTGGTCTTCGAGATCGAACATATCTTCCGTTATGGATGCGAAGCATACAAGAAAACAATTTCGTAGAACCAGGGTTTGTTAGTGCTATGCCAATTTGCTATACAAAGCCAGGATACGCTGATAATATTATTTTAAGAATACAAGATCTCAGCAATTTTGATTTTAAAACTATCAACTTTGAAGTTGACCGATATATCATAGATTCAGTAGATGGAGTATTAGAAGATCAATATCTAGCATTTCCTACTGGTATAGCTCAGGATAAAGATCCTGTTCCAGAAGCCAACACATTCAATCTAGACAGCGTTCGCTACTACTTTGACACTAACTTATTAAACTTTGATCGAGGACCTCTATAATGTCACAACAAATAATCAGTACTGGTACAGTACCCAACGACGGCACTGGCGATAACCTTAGAACAGGTGCTTCGAAAATCAATGCCAACTTTACTGAACTATACTCAAAAACACTGCCTTCGTTAGCCAGTAACGCAGGAAAATTTTTAACTACCGACGGTAATATTACCAGTTGGTCAACTGTTGGCAACATCACTGGTAATGCTGCTACTGTAACAAACGGTGTATATTCTAACAACAGCTATAACGATCCATCATGGATAGCTTCGCTAAGTCCAGCTAAAGTACTTCCATCGCAATCAACTAATGGTGGTAAATTTTTAACCACTGACGGAACCACTGTAAGTTGGGCCACAGTTTCAGCTGTCAACGCTGTGCTCACTACTTCTACATACAATGATCCTTCCTGGTTAACTGGATT